AAATTCATCTCAAAAATCGTCCCAAAAATCCTAGAATTTAGCCAGAATTCCACCTTCCAAAATTCTGACCTAATTCTTGGAATTTATCCCACAAAAATCCCCCACAAAATCATCTCAAAAATCATCTTAAAAATCCTAGAATTTAGCCAGAATTCCACCTTCCAAAATTCTGGTCTAATTCTTGGAATTTCCCCCACAAAATCATCTCAAAAATCATCTTAAAAATCCTAGAATTTAGCCAGAATTCCACCTTCCAAAATTCTGGTCTAATTCTTGGAATTTCTCCCAAGAATTCATCTTAAATTTTGACGAAACTTTTCCAAAAAGTTTCCCCATAAAACTCCCTTAAATTTTGACGAAACTTTTCCAAAAAGTTTCCCCATAAGTTTGCCTTAGATTTATTAATTCTATTTTTAATAAATTTCAAAATAATGGTTTAAAGAAATAAAAAATATTAAATTCAATACTTTTTTTCTTGCTATTAAATAAAAATGACTGAATACATTAAAAAAATTAATAGAATTATTAAATGGGCAGAAAATAAAAAAGGAAAACCTTTTGACACTTCATTCTGTAAAAGTGTAAAAGACTTTATTGAAAACTCAGAAGAAAATGAACCTACTAATTTACAAAAAAATGCTATTGATAATATTATTGAAAAATTTAAAATTATTTAATCAAAAATTTTATTGAATTTTTTTTATCTTGTATTAACATAAAATGACTGAAACAAAAAAATCAATGAAATGGATGGATGCTTTGAAAGAATATAATTCAAAAACTGGGAAATCTTGGATTATTCCAAAGAAAGATACAGAAGAATATAATGAAGTTAAAAAAATTCAAACAGGAGGCGGAATAACTATTCCGATAGTTGAATCAAACATCCTCAAAGTAAAAAAACCAAGAAAGAAAAGAGTGTTGTTAATTAAAGATCCAGTTGTTCCAATAGATCCAGTTGTTACTTAATAAACAATATGTAAAAAATATAAAAATTTTTATTATATTCAATATAATAAAAAATGGCCTCATCATATTTAGCACTTATAAACGAATACGGTAATGGTTGTAATACTAGTATAGTTTTAAACTCAATTATCGGACCCACCGGCTCACAAGGAATACAAGGATTTACAGGAGCAACTGGGCCTTTTTCTTTAAACTTCAATGAAACTAATTATATTATGGATACACTCAATACAAGCCCACCACCTGTTCCAAATACTTTTTTAAGAATGAATAACACCTCATTCTTATCAGCAACATTATTATATCCAGCACAAATTTCAGCCCAAGGTATTGATTTTTATGGGATTATATCAAACCTTCAAATAGGTGATAGTATCTATTTACAAACCGTCAATAATGCTACAAGAACACAAAGATTTGAAGTTTCAGGATTACCCATATTTTCAGGAGGATTTCAAATACCAGTTATTAACCTTGATTCGAGTGATACTATTCAGAATAACGATAATATCTTTTTTTCAATAGTAAAACGGGGTGAAATGGGATTTACTGGAGCAACCGGATTACAAGGTCAAACAGGGGCACAAGGTTTTACTGGCCCAATTGGACCGACAGGAATACAAGGAAATACCGGACCAACTGGCCCGCAAGGAATTCAGGGAAATATTGGAGCCACGGGAGCAACTGGGTCTATTGGACCTATTGGCCCAACAGGTTTTATTACTGGTTCTGCCGTGTATTCTCAACTTCGAACAAGCACAACTTCAACTTCAAAAACCTTTACAGTATTAAATCAATTTGAACCTTTATTCAGTATGGTTGCTGGTATAAATTTAGGTGTTCAACAAAATATAAATGTTCCCCCAGTAGGGTCAAGTTTTACTATATTATCAACAGCAATTTATAATTTAGAAGCAGATTTTTCTTGTAATCGTACAGCTGGAGCGGGTACGATTACATACCAATTAGCACCATTTATTAATGGAGTTCAAAGCGGAATCGGACAAATATTTACAACTTCACCTACGGATACTACTGCTTTAACTTTAACAGCAATAGCAAACTTAACAGCAGGTCAAACAATAGATTTGAGAATAGCTCAAACAGCAGGTGCTTTATCAACTATTACAATATTAAGAAACAATCAAGCCCTTTTTAGTTTATCTCCAACACAAGGAATAATAGGACCAACGGGACCAACTGGCCCAAGCGGAAATGATACAAGAATAGTCTCCGGTGTAAATTTCTCAGATACTTTAAGATGGAATGGAGTATCTCAATATGTGCCCACAACCCAAGATGTATTTTTAGGTGTAAATGCTGGTAATGGTCGCCCCAGTGTAAATCAGAATAATGTGGCAATCGGTAATGATGCTTTTAGATTTATTGGCAGTGCCACATTATCAAATAATAATGTTTGTTTAGGCAACGGAGCAGGGACAAATTTAGCCTCAAACACTGCTGAAAATATTGCGATTGGAACTTTCGCGATGGGAGGCAATACTCCAGATACAACCTGTAATGGCGGAATTTCAATTGGTTCTCACCTTGGAACTTTCGCACAAAAAAATAAAGGCGATTTCAGTATAAATATTGGAAGACGAAGTGGAAACCTTAATCAAGCTGTAAGTTCAATCGTAATAAGTGCTCTTGGTTCCACCCTTGAAAACACAGTAGCAAGTTCTTGTAAAATTGCTCCTATTAGACAACTTACAACAAATATGTCATTAAGTAATTTAATATACAATAATACTACGAAAGAAGTATCATTTGTTGATAATGGGATAACTCATTTATTGAATAATAATGTAAGTGGTTCAACAACAATTGATGCCGTTCAAGGTCTTCCAATGACAGCCTCACAGTTAGTTCAAAATGGTTTAGGTCTTACAATTACAGATATCAATCTTGGAGGCTTTAATACAGTATGGTTTTCAGGATTTGTCGTAGGTCAGAGTTATCAGGTGAATGCCAGTTATTCAATTGTTCATACAACTTTAAACCAGAATCGTGTTTGTCAAATAGCACAAAGATTTACAACCGCTGGTCTGCCTACAACTGCTAATGCTCTACAAGATGCTATTATAACCACAATCTTCGGTCAATCCGCTGCGATTTTTGGAAATACTTGTTGGAGTAATCAATTGAATGGAACGATTTTCACCTGTTCTTCGGTTAATGATAAAATTTGGTTTTCAAGCACAGTTTCAGTAGGAGTTGTGTCTCTCGGTGGAAGTGCTTCAAGTCCAGCGACAATAACAATTAAACGAATTTAAATTTTCTTGATATTATATAAATGGCAAGTATTACAATAATTCCGGAAGAAATAAATAAAGTAGCAACTAAGGTTGAAATTACTTTAATGACAACAGACTTATATAACAACTCAATTAGTTTTGATATTTTAATTAAGGCAGAAGATGGTTCAGTTATCAAACAAACTTCCACAAGTCCAAATCAAGCAGACTTTGAAAACTTTATAAATATAGATGCTATTAAAGTATTTGTATTGGAGAGTTTGGGATACAGGGTTCCGCCCCTGTGAGACTGTAGTCGATTTTAAGCAGAGTAGGTTTAAAACAGGGTTCCGCCCCTGTGAGTAGGTTTAAAATTTTAAAATATTTTTTATATTTTTCTCCTCCTGTCGCGTGGGGGCTAAACCCCACTTTATAGGAGCACTTTAAAATTTAGGATTAGTTACTGTGTCAATAGGTTGAAAAAGATATTGTCTATTAGGATGTAATCTTGCTTCAGCATAAGTTAAGCCACTACCACCACCTCGAATTTGATAATTTTGTAATGAATATTCCTGTATATAATCAGGTATAGGAGTGTCAAAATTATATCTTTGTTCGTTTCCAATAGCATTTACTTTTTGTTCGGCATAATTTATTCCTGATCCGCCATACCATGTTCTCATACCGTATGAAAGTGCTTGTGGTTGAATTATATCTCCATTTGTATAATATCCTAAATAAATATTAGAAGGAACAGGATGAGGTTCTGCGACATCATCTTGATTTATATCTCTCATATTAGGGTCAAATGGAATTGTTGAACTATTTGGTATATCGTTAGGAAATGGATCATCTTCATCAGAAAGGGACAAGTCCCCTTCAACCCCTTCTTCGTAATAATTTTCATCATCTGGGTTTGAAAGGGTTCGCTCCGCGCGTGCCTTAGCACGTTCCCTTTCTCCTTCACCATGTTGAAGACGATCAACAACTGCTTCAACTTTTTTTACAATTTTAGTTATAAGTTCAGTTCCTTTTGGTAGGTCTTTCAAAAAACTTTCAGCATTTTGGTGTATAAATTTAGTGGTTTCTATTGTGCTCCAATTTCCTGTAATTAATAGATTTTTAATAAAGTCTTGGCAGTTATTTCTAAAAGCATTATACTCTGTCATTTTTTCGTTTCCAATTCTAAGCCTCGTTTGCTCTAAGAGCGCATTTATTGTAAGTTTAGGCTGACTTGGAACTTTATCGACATTCATTGTTTGAGTGAAAGAACCTACGGTTCCTTCGACCTCCCTCCCTGATTGGGGTTGAAGGGGTTTCCCCTTCTTAGGAATTCCGCCACGAACAAAACTTAAAACACCATCTTTATCAAGATTATATTTTTCGTTGATATTCATACCTAAATGAAAAATATCGTCATAAGGTATTTTCTTGTTTGAAAAAAATTTAGCAAGTGCTGATATTTCAACAAGGGGGTATTTATAAAGTGTTATTTTTGTGATAATTTCATTACCAACTTCTAATAAAAGTTTTCTCATAGAAGGAGGATATCGTCCTATATCTCTTGTAAAAATTCCTTCTCCGTGGTAATATATTTCTTCTGTCATTTATTATAAGGAACTTTTTTTTAAAATTTCGGATTTCCAAATTGTGAAACAACATCATTATACACTGAACGACCTCCTGACATTCCCATTGTTTTATAATATCTAGCATTGGATTTACTACCACCTTTAAAAGGTGGTACAACCGGAAAGACTCCTATATTTCTACGATTAGCATATGTAGTTCCTTGAAAATTACCTCCCGCTCCTGACAATTTCCCCCTTGGAACTGCTCTATTTGGTGGAAGTTGTCCTTGTGAGTAACAGGCACCTCCTGACATTTTGCCATAACCGTAATTTTTTAGACCTTCTACACCCGCCTGTGCGACTGCCAGACCGGTCGCGGTTCCTAAAGGTGAAAATGTAGTTCCCAATGCTCCAAGAGCGAAAGGAAGTACAGCCTGACCTACTTTACTGAGTAGTTTTGTATTCTTTAAAAATTTGTCAGTATCTTCTATAAAACCTGATCCTTTGATATTTTTTGTTGGTCTATATTTAACTATTTTCTTAGTCATTTATTATAAGGAACTTTTTTAAAAAAAATATTTATTAAAATTTACAAGCCATGTTTTGACTCATTGAGTTAAGTTTATAGTATGCTTCTAATTTTTTCCGTTTTAAATTAAATAGGTTTTCGTCTTTAATTCTTTTTTGTTCCTTTAAAGAATACTCTTCGTCTAATTTTTTTCTATAATTTTCTATTATATTTTTTGGTGAATTTTCTTTAATAACATTAACTTCACTCAAACCCGTGGTTACTGAAACTGGAATTGAAACTGGAACTGGAATAGGATCTTTCTTTAAAATTATTTCATATTCCTCGGTATCACTCTCAATATCATCACAATTTTTAGGGTGTAATGCCCTTGCTTTATCAATTATTTCTTTAACATATTTAACTCCTTTTTCAAGGTTCTTTTTAGATGTTATACTTCTTTTATCAATTTTTCCCTTCTTTGTTAGTCTTGGTGGTTTGATTAGTGGTTCAGTAATACCAATTTTATCGGATGATTTAATTTCTTCAGTTGTTATAATAGTAGTCATTTATTTACCTAAATATAAAAGTTTTTCTTATATATTTTTAATATTTATGTAAATAAATGAGTTATCACGGAGAAACAAGAATATTTTATATTGATAGTTTTTTTAGAGTTTCTGGATCAAATACCGATTTCAGTATAAATTTAGATTTACCAAGAAATGATTACAATAGAGTTGCCTTAATTCAATTTTCCTGTGCCAAATCATATTATAATTTTCCCGAAGGTAGAAATACCTTTACTTTGGAAGAAAATGGTATTTTGACTTTAATTACAATTCCACCCGGTAATTATAGTGTATCGTCTTTAATAGTGATACTTTCAAATATATTAACAACAAGTTCGAGTCTAGGCTGGACTTATGAAATGACTTTCCCGACTTTTTTAGAAACGAGAACAGGTAAGATTACTTACAAAGTTTCAGGTAATGGAGGAATTCAACCGTCGTTTATTTTCACCAATAAGTGTTTTCTACAATTGGGTTTCAATATCAATACTACAAATACTTTTATAAGCGATGCATTAATAAGTGTTAATTATATATCACTTGCTCCAATAAATAGACTTTATGTAAAGAGTGATATGTGTAATACAAGCGATCAAGGAATTTTACAAGAAATTTTACAGACCTTTCCAGACTCTTCGTTTGTGTATTACGAAAATACAAATATTGAAAACAATTCTAAACCTTTCACCCAGAATACAAGTAAAACTTTTTCTTTCGTAATAACAGATCAGTTTGGGGTTCCTATTGATACAAATGGTTTAAATGTTGTTTTTAGTATAGTTTTATTCAAACGAGATGATACGAGTGAAATACATAAACAGGAATTAATGGTTAATAATTTTGAAAGATTATTGAAATTAGAGGAAGATATTATACATAAAACAACAGAAATTTCAGGATCAATTCCTCACACAAATTATAATGATATAGAACATTTTAAACAACCTCCTTTAATGAACTTTGAGGGTGAAGCAGATAATATAGAAATTTCAGGAAGGTCTATAAATCCGTAAAAAAAATATTTTTTTTTAAAAAAAAAGTTCCTTATAATAAATGACAGAAATCATAGTCCCTAAAATGTTAGAACAGGAGTATAGTGAGCAGATTACTTACACACCTACAGTTTTTAATCATCCTTCCCCACTTTTTGTAAAAGTCTCACCTGTAGGTGGGACAACTTCTCCAACTCTTGGTATTAGTTCCGTATCAACTTTAAGCGAATTTCAAATACCTTCAAAGATTGTTAATCTTTCACAGTCTTATATTAGTTGTAATTTACAAATTCCAGCTGGAACTGCTTTTATGAATTTGAACGGTAATTTAGGCTGTATTATCGATCGTATTGTTTTAAGCACAATTGGTAGTAACACAATCCTCGCTGATATTAGTAATGTTGGTGCCTATTTAGAGGCTTGTGATGCTCCTCAGACAGAATTCGTTGATTTTAAGAATAAAACAAGTTTAACTCAAAGTGTTACTGATTTAATTACCGGAACTGCTAATTTTTTACCTACAAGTCAGCCACTTGCTAATGTTCTTCCATTAAATGATATTGGTCGCTCAAATGCTTTGTTGAATCCGATAGGACAGGTTAGTGTTTCAGGGACTGCCGGAGACGATATATCAGTTGTAATGGATAATGTAAAACATATTTTACAAACTGGGTCAGCGGTTGATGGTTTTATTAATGTCAAACTACCTCTAAGTATGTTTAAATCTACGATTATGGCTGTGAATAAAAATCTATATTTCAGTGGTGAAACATTAAATTTCAGTATCTATTGGGCTCCAATAAACTCGTATGCCTGGCAGAGCACATTATCAAATCCTGCTACACTTACGGCTCTTTCGAGTCCTACTCAAATTGTGATGACAAATCTTTCAATGTATATTCAAGTAGAACAAAATGCCTATCTTACACAAAAACTAATTTCAAAAGTAAATGAAGAAGGAATGACCTTACCTATACCTGTAATTTGGTCGAGCAAACAAAACATTACAAATTCAACTCAACACAGTATTACATTAAATATCACCAAATCACATGGAAATTCTCTAATGTGGGTAGCCTGGAGCCCATTTTCTCAGACAGAAACAAATAGTAATCTTTGTAAATCACATACAACTTTCGAATTATCTCAATACCAAACTTTATTAAATCAGATACCAATATTAACAAACTCACCCATTTCAACTTCAGATTTATATTTATATAATAGTTATAATCTTGAAAATTCCGTTATACAGTCAGCATCGGCATATAATAATATATTTACTCATTTTGATAACTTTTCAGGTATGCCTTTATGTCATTTACAAGATAATTTAACCAAACAAAATGGGATTGACTTAACTAGGGAAACTCAGCAGTATCAATTAAATGCCATTTACACACCTTCAGCAACCAGAAATCATTATATTTTCTTTTGTTGTCAGAAACAGTTGGTAATGACCCGTAACGGAGTAATGTTAGTCTAATTTGGGGTTATGTTTTCAGAAAAGTAATTTAAAGGAATAAGGTTTTTATAAAGTGGGTTCCGCCCCACACGACGGTAGGAGTAAAAATGCCAAATTATAAAAAAGGAATAATTTACAAATTATGTTGTAAAGACTTGGATATTATAGATATTTATGTAGGTTCAACATGTAGTTTTACAAGAAGAAAAGCACAACATAAAATATCTTCAATCGATAATAATAAACCAGTATATCAATTCATAAGAGAAAATGGCGGATTTGAAAACTGGGATATGGTAGAAATTGAAAAATATGAAGCAAAAGATAAGTTTGATTTGAATAAGAGAGAACGATATTTTATTGAATTATATAAATCTTCATTAAATACACGAAGACCAGTTATGTATAAAACAGAAGATAGAAAAGGATATAACGAAGAATTTAAAGACGAAATCAGAGAAAGTCGTGTTGAAAATTATGAGAACAAACGAGAACAATATTTACAAAAAATGAGAGAGAATCACGAAAGAAATAAAGAAGAACGAAATGCTTATAAAAAACAAAAGTATTTATGCACATGTGGTAGTGAAGTAGTAATAAGTCATAAAGCAAGACACGAAAAGACTAATAAACATATGAGTAATGTCTAAATTTATATTCCGAAGAAAGGGAACGTGCTAAGGCACGCGCGGAGCGAACCCTTTCAATCCCAATGAATATAAATTTTAAGTAGCGGGTGTGCTCCGCCGAGCACGAATGAATATAAATTTTAAGTAGATGGTGTGCGAAACCCCTCTATACAAAGATAAATTCCATAATAACACAACATCTCGCTATTATATCTACAAACGATATAGGAGTTTTTAGGTAATCCATTCTTGTCAGTCTAAAATTGAACTGACCGTTAATATTTCTTGGAGGATTGAATTGTATTCTTGAAAAGTTAGATCCATTTGGTTGTTGAGGTTGAGGTGTTAATGTGCTTGTATTTGATCCAACAATCGCAACAGGACTATTTGAAAATAAATCACACCATAATATATAAAAGGCATCGTCTGTATTATTTCCATCATCTTCAAAAGAAGAAGCAATTACTCTTATTTCTTTTACTAATCCATTAATACTATTAAAATCGGCGAGCCCAACACCGTTAGTATCAAAATCCATTGTTATCGCTCTAGTTATAAATTTTTCATTCATTTATTATAAGAAACTTTTTAAAATTTTCTTATAATAAATGAATGAAAATGATAAATACGAACTTTTTGGTGAAGGAAGAAAGAAACCTGCCATAAGACCTAAACGAATTTTTAAAAATAAAAAGGGATATTACTATATAATCAATGGTAAAAAAAAATATATAAAAAGTAAGGACGGAATCAACGATAAAAGATTACTAACTATTAATGTAAAAAATATAATAGGATATACGGCAAGACAAGCGACAGAAAGAGGCAAGAGACAACAAAAAGAGAAAGAAAAGAAAGAAGATAAGAAAGAGACAAAGAAAGAAGAACCCGCTTTCAGAGGTTATACTTTAAATGAATTAAGTAATATATATTTTTCAAGACCAATTGTTCCGTTATTAAAAGATAAACCAGACGAACAGAACAAAAAATATTTTGAAGATAAAGTTAAATTAATAGCGGATAGTGTTTTAAAAGTTATCAAAAATATTGATATTCCAGATGTTGGTAAAATTATGGATAGATCGTCAAGAGTTGAAACAGTTGGATCAAATACTCCGTTAGACTTAGAATTTGACACATTGGGAATTGCTATAGAACCTACATTGTCAGATAGATTTTCAGATTATTTTATTTTTGATCAACCGAAAACCTCTTCGTCACCTATTAGAGTAAAACTACCGAGAAAAATGAAACCACCGCCAATAATAGAAGATGACGCCAAAGGCGCGCGTAGCGATGAAGACGATGAAGAAAAAAAAATTGATTTTGTTCCTATAAAAGAGGAAGGTGAAATAAGACCAGCCGAACCGGTATATACAGGCAGAGTTCCTGAAAAATTTAGAAAAAAAGTAGTTAAGAATATTTCAAGAGACAATATATTTAGACCTCTTATAGACGACGAGAATAGAATTATTAAACGAGAAAATGAGTTTATAAGACAACTACACCAAAAGAATACAAGTGAATGGACTAAAACCGATTTTCAACAACTATTACAGGGTTATAAAAATCAAGGAGGACTTCCTCCTGATAAATTATTAAAATTTGAAACTGTTTTAAATAAGTCAAGTGGTAAAAAAATAAATGATTCAGTAAAACTTGCCTTAAAAGATTTGTTAAATTCTTATATGGGTTTTGGAGTTGAAAATCCTACAAATGCTGATAACGGACTTTGGAATACAGAAATTCAAGATATACTTAAACATAAAATACCGGACAATTTTATTCCTGTAATTGCTAACGATCAAATAAAATTATTAAATCCTCATATTAAGAAAGATACAGAAAAATTTGGTTTTATAGTTAATACCGACGATTCAACTGGAAATGGAAAACATTGGAAAGCCGTTTTTTTAAGCAGACCTGATGCTTCCGTTGAAATATATGACAGTCTAGTATCAATTCCGAGTCGCAAATTTATGAAGGATGTATCGGGGCTTGTTAATAAAATGGACGACGATCTTCTTTACAAGGTTAAAATAAATACTGTAAAAGACCAATCAGATGATACATCAAATTGTGGTTATTTTGCTATAAAATTTCTCGTAGATAGATTTGAGGGTAAAGATTTTAAAAACTCTTCGTTCTATAATAATATTGATAAATCAGACAAGGGGGAAAAAGATATAAAGAAGTTCAAGAAATTTTTATAAAAGTTTCTTTATAATAAAGATGATACAAGAGATACCAATAAAAGGTGTATTAAAAATAACACCATTAATAACACACACGACAAATCCAGACGAGGTTCTAGGTGGAAAATTGTTTATAGATCCTCTGTCAAATACTGCAATTATTAGTAAAAAAAAATCAGGCAAAACTACACTTCTTTATCATATTTTGAAAAATGTTTGTAGTAGAAGTGGAACACCTTCAAATGTAATAATTTTTTGTAGCACGGTTCATAAGGATCCAACATATAAACATATAATTGAAATGTTAGAAAAGAAAGGTTGTAATGTTAGTGTATATACAAATTTTATAGAAGATGACGAGAATATTGTTGAAGGATTATTAAACGAATTAAAAAAAGAAGCCGAACCTATCGAAGAAGAAATTAAACAATTTAAAGATGATATAAGTATGTTTGGTAAAAATAGTAATCAAGTTGAAATAAAACCTATAAGAAAATCTAAGAAACTAAAAGCGGATTACACCTTAATTTTTGATGATTTGGGCTCGTCCATGTCGCATAAAAGTATAGATCAACTCAGTAAGGTTTTGAGACATTATAAAATGAGGTGTTTCTACCTTCAACAATATTTAACCGATTTAAAATTATCAACGCGAAAGCAGATTGATTATGCCCTGTTATTTAAAAGTTTTAACGAAGAAAAATTAAGAAGTATATACGATAGTCTCGATTTAAGTATAGATTTTGACGACTTTTTAAAATTGTATTATTATGCTACAAAAGATCCTTACAATTTTTTGTATATAGATGTTAGAAATGAGGTATTTAGGAAAAATTTTAACAGTTTCTTAAAAATTTCTAAGAGCGGTTCCGCCCGCTCACCAACGGAAGGAGAAAAATAAAAAAAACTTTATTATAATAAATGATTTTATGCGAGGTTATATTAATAGGTGTATCTACTTTTTTTATAACAATTACAGGAGGAATGTGTTTAGGATTTTATAAATCTATTGATAGATTAATAAGTCAAATAAAGAAACTTGAAGATGAAATTTTAGAACTCGTTGAGAAGATGAAAAAAGTCCAAATGAAAATTTTAAGTTTAAACTCTTTATCAGGTTTAAATGATATATAATACTGGATTCAGCAGGAGCACCTTAGAACTTTCTTGTAATTTTTTGAAAATTAGTTTGTTTTAGAACTGGTTTTCTTCCATACCAATCGGTTCCAAGTAAAAGATTATTTACTTTTCGCTCAAAATAATCCACTATAATCTGTGGGTCAGTTTGTCCGCAAGTATAAACATCCATTGACAAAGTCTTTTTATGGTAGAAATTATGAAGTGTATAATGACTTGTATTAAGACTTAAAATATTTGAAAATCCAAGCGGGCTTTTACCGTCTTCTCCAAGGATATTACAAGAAGAATTGACTATAACCATTTCGGTGGTTTTAATTGCTTCTATCATTATTTGATAAAGAAGATGAGCCAGTTCTATGTTGGTGAGGTGAAGGCACCCTTGGATTTTGTAATCTACTATTATATGTTTTGAAGACATTGATTTTATCATAAGAAAGATTATTTTTATTAAATGAATAAATTTTTTCACTCGTAATGCTCAGCGGAGCATACCCGCTATTAAGATGAGGGTTGTAGGGAGCTGTGCTCCTTACTTCAAGTAATTTAAACATTGAACCACAACAGGAGGAATTTACAAAAGGAAGCATTTTATTATATCATATATAATAAAAATGTATAAATTTATTATATCACGAAAGAAAGGTAAGAAGTACGATGTATTTAAAGATGGTAAATACCTTATTTCTTTTGGTGCTAAAGATTATCAACAATATAGGGATAAAACTCCTATCAAAGCATATAGTCATCTAGATCATAATGATAAGGAAAGGCGAAAAAGATATTATTCAAGGCATGGTAAAGAAGCCAAATTTGAAAGCGCTAAATGGTTTTCACACAAGTATCTCTGGTAAGAGTAAATCTTTCTCTTTTAATCTTATTTTTCGTTCAGTCATTTTTTGGTTAATATAAAGTCTCTTTCGTATTAAAGTTTCTTCATCTAAGAATTCCTTTCTAAGTTGAAAATTTTTGCAAGGTCTATTTGGAACTGTTTTTTCTATAAATGCTTTATGTTTTTCGGTTCTTATATGACTTGTTTTATTTTGAGAAGTATATCTACCACCACATTCGCAAGTCAATTTTTTAAATACCCTTTTAAGAGGGGTCTCATTTATTTCGTTTGTCATTATATCTTTTTATATAATATCAAGATTTTATTTCTTTAAACTATTTTTTTTAGATTTTTTTTATATAAATATTATGAATATTTGTTGTTCTTGTCAAAGCAACATTTAATGCTCTCCAAGATAACTTTGAAGTTTCATGTATAATATATGGTTTGTCGAAAGTCTGTCCCTGTGTTGAATGAACTGTCATAGCATAATTAGGGTTAAAATTATAGAGAAATTCTTTGTTAAGTTTAAAAGTATGAACTATACCTTCTTCACCTAATAAATAAACGAAAGAACCTTGCGGTTCCTTCAACCTCCCTTTCGAAGAGGGGTCGTCCGACCTTTGGTCGCGCAAAGCGGAGGGGCATGTCCCTACATCAATTACTTCAAAATTATCACCATTATAAATATCAAGTTTTACGAAATTTTTACGGCATCTAAGAGGAAGACCAATATAAATTTTCATATCTTGACTATAAGTATCGTGTAGTTCTTTGTCAATAGATAATTCAAAGAATTCTAAATCTTTACTAACATCGCCTGTAGCGCGCGTAGCGAAATCCATCAATTTTTTATTCAAATCTGTTCTTCTTTCATTAGTCTTACATATATTTAAGAAACAAGGTTCGGGTGAAGTCCAATTCTTAATTTGTAAGTCTCCTATAAAACCTTCTTGCTTTCTTTCAATAATATTACTTACAATATCATCAAGTTCTTTGTTATCACATCTTTTATTTATCAATAATTCTGCCTTGAATTCAACTATATCACTAAGGATATTCGAATTTTCAAAGTCAATATGATCTTCACCAATTGGTTTTAATTGATTGTAATCGCCAGCAATGATAATAATAATATTAGGGTATTTTTGTCTTATGTTAATCATATCTCTATAAAACATTAGAGGAACCATACTAATCTCGTCAAATACTAAGACATCAATATTCTTAAAGTCTTTAATCAATAAAGTTGAACCATCAATATTCCTTCCAAAAATTTTGTGCAATGTTTCTCCTTTAATCAATTTTTTGGCACAATGAGTATATGCTCCTTTTTTAACAATTTTACCTTGTGTTTCATATTCATTAATTATTTTATTAAGAAGATAGGTTTTACCTCGTCCAGCTCTTGCTTGTAATAAAAAACTTTTATTCATAAATACATTAATATCCAAATTCCATTCGTCAATGATCTCAATATTTTTTAAAGAGTTTTGTTGCAAGAGAAAGGGGCACCCTTTCAAACCCACAAAGTTATAATAAGGGTCAAAATCGTTTTTAAGTCTTAGTTTCTTATCTTCAATTTTGAAACCACCCATTTCAGTAGAAAGAAAGAACCCGTCGGTTCGCTCCGCGCGGTCCCCCTTTTTACATTGGGGTTGAAGGGGTAGTACCTTCTCAGGGTTCTCAACGGTTATACTATCTGTATTTACTTTAATAAGCCTTCCCCCAATTTGTTTATAAATCTTATACATTTTAAGAATACCTTCTTGAATAATTTGAAAGTTTGTAATAAAGGTCGCATTCATTCTAAAAATATTCTTAGTATCGTCTATTTCAAATAGTTCAGGATTTTCACATATCTTATGAACTGTTCTAAAATTATCATCAATATTTGTATAGAATGAAGTTGAGGCTGTATTAATATCATTTGTATATTTAAGTTTTCCTACTTCTTGAAATTTATTACCTAATAAACCTACTTGTCTATTAATGAAATTCTTAGCAAGACTTGGACTTAAAATATCGTAAGTTTTGATTACTAATTCCCGAAGTTCCTTAGTATCATTTGTTCTTGAACCTCTGATGTATAGTTTAATATCGTGATATGAGATTAACCCATCTTCTAAACCAATATCAACAATTTTTGAAGTATAAATACCAGTTCCTTGAAATAAAATATTTTGATCGGTTTCAACTAAGTATAAAGTATCATTTTCAATTTCTTCACCTTGGTAGGGCATCCAATCGTCATTAATATCAAATTGAATATAATTAGTCTTATTTTTACAAATTGACGAATATTGTTTATTACCATCATAAGTAATATAGTTATCACTTTTAAGAGTGTCGTATTGTTTGACCCAAGGTGAAAGAGACATATATTTTTCAAAAATGTTCTTTGTTCTTGTATTCAAATATGAAGTAAATGGTTTATCATCAAATGTAGGATATAAAATATCACGAATATCACTCAAAGTTTGATTGTTAAATTCAACTCCAAGTTCAAGACAAATTAAATTAATTAAATCAAAGTCTTTATTGTAGAGTAAATTAATACCATCATTAAGTGTCAAACTTTTGAAAGTTCCCTGTTTTGATTTATACTTATATCTTTTATTTTCAGATTTCCACTTGTTAATGAATATAGTTTTTAATAAATCTTTGTTAGTTGTAATATAAGTGGTATTAGGTTTTAATGTAGGTATAGTAAATACCGGATAACAATCTTCAAATAAAAATCCAGTAGTATTATTGTATGTATAAAAGTCATCTTCACTTAGACTTTCAAAGTCTGGTGTATCTTTTTCAGTTTTATTTACTTTCAAATAAATTGTGTCAAGAGGTTTTTTACCTTTCCAACCTTGAATTGACTTTCTTAATTCTTTATCAATAATTGGGTATATATGACCGTCATCAAAAATTGCCATAATTGAATTAATATGTTTTTCTACTTTATGAATTGAAGTATGAAATAGGTTAAAACTTGTGTCAAGACATCTTAAAGATATATTATACTCTTTACAAAATTTTTCTAATTGACATAATGCTACACCGTGTTTCTTAGGGTTATATTCTTCGTTTAATTGTTGGTGATATAAAAGACTATCTCCACGGTAATTAATTTGTTCTACCGACCAAGTAGAGCAATGACTATATTCTTCTTGATGCCAAAGATTTTTAATTTCATCTTCAATTTGACTTGTAGAAAAGTTAGGAAGTTTCTTAGTTCCCTTTGTGTTATTATTATTTTGAATAAAATCAAATAGAAATTCAGGAATACAATTATCATTTTGAAAAAACTTATTATCTACTATTAATTTACCTTGTTTATTAAAAAATTCAATTAAAGGTGCGGAAGACCTTTTAATAGGAACAGTCATAGCATCATATAGTTTAACAGGTTCAATAATATTAAAATCAATACCATCATCTTGAACTCTCCAATAAGTTGGTCCTCCTCTATTACTAATCCATCTGCCAATATATGTGTTAATATCTTTATCAATATTTAGTCTTGTTGTATTAAATTTTACTCCTCTTTCTTGGACTGTTCCAGTTGATTCCCCTTTACTAGTAGTATTTTCAAAAGTAATATTAAGATTAAGTCCAATTTTATTTGTAAATATTGGTTCAATAAGTTTCTTTTTTGCATCAAACATTTTTTTCTTTTCTTTCTTTATTTTAGCCTCTGCTCTTCTTTTTCTATCTCGCTCATTTCTAAGGTTCTTCTTTGTTCTTTCTTCAATGAAGGTTTCAAGTTGAATTGTGTTCTTACCATTTCTAATATTATAACCAAGTTGTTTTGCTTTTTGTAAAAGTTCATTATAAGATAAAGATCTTTGTGCTCTAAATTTTTCAAAAAACTTTGTATAGTTTTCCTTAGACCATCGGCCTTTAATTTCTAATTTCTTTTTTAAGGCTTTAATGTCCTTGATACTTAATTCTAATTTCTTAAAGTTTTGTTGTAATTCCTTTAAAGTTGTCATTTTATTATATCCAAGATAAAAATTATTCATTGATTTTTTTTATTTCTTATTTTTATTACTTTATTTCTTTAAACCATTATTTATAATTTTTATAATTTTGTTTAAACCGCAAATAATGGGGAAACTATTTCAACAATTTTCAGATTGTTTTGTAGTTGAAACTTTTAAAAAAGTTTCGATAAAATTTTGGGATTTTTGAGATGAATTTGTTGGGTAGATTTCTCAAATCTACTGCAAACCTATTAGAATTTTGAAAGGTGTAAGTCTGGCTAAATTCTAGGAATTTTGAGATGAATTTTGAGATGAATTTTGAGATGAATTTGGGGGAGATTTTTGTGGGATAAATTCCAAGAATTAGGTCAGAATTTTGGAAGGTGGAATTCTGGCTAAATTCTAGGATTTTTGGGACGATTTTTGAGATGAATTT